CGATCTACAATGTATTTATCACAAGGTACAGCAAGTGAATATACAATCACTTTGAAAAATTCGACTTATAAAACTGTTGGTACTTATGAGATTTCAGATATTATAAGTCGAATTTTTCAAAGTGATTGTATATTCACTTGCTGTACCTTGTGCTAAATCCATTGTAACCTCGATATTTTGATTTAAAGAAGTTGTTGTAACAGTTAGATTAACCCTAATTTGAAAATAGTCGCCTATTACCAAATCACTAAAATCAAAGGCATTTGTTGTAGTGTTGAATATATCGGTAACACCTGTTAAAATGTTTTTATATGTAAACGTTCCAGCGCCATTATTATTTAACACAATTGGTGTTGCCCCCGTGAAAGATTGCGCACTTATTGTATTGTTGTAGTCGTAAATTCCGAAGCGTTTAGCATCGTATAACTCTGTGAAGTTATCGTTTATTTTGTCGCCTCCTACTCGTATTGTGTCGCCTGTGTTATCGTTGGCGGTTGCTCCTATGTTTACTGTTTGTTTAGCCATTATCCCAAGTTATTAATGTTGTGTCAAAAGTGATTTCTGTTGTGTCAAAAGTGATTGTATTTCCTGTTTGTATTATTTCTACTTCTACTTCTTGAAGTGTAGCAGTGTTAATTATTGTTACCGTTGCGCTTCTTGTAATTCCTGTTAAATTGGCTTCAATCGAAAAGTAAACAATGTTACCTATATTCGTAGCTGTTACCCATAACTCACTGCTTGTATAACCGAAATTATCTAAATTTGTGACATAAGCAGATTGCGTTTGTTCTTGCCAATCTACGAATATAACCCGCTTATCAATATTGAAGCTGTTAAGTGTGTTATCAAAGCTGTTAATTAAATTTAATGTTGTTTCACCTGTTAATAAATTGAAAGTATAATTTTCAATTCTATAATAATTCTCACGGATTTGTATAACATCATTCAATTGCAAAGTCGTTAATATTCGTATTGGAATATTTTTACAAGTGTAGCTGAAACTTCTACGTTTAATATTAAAGATTGAATTAATATAGTTTTGGTAATAATTAGAATACAATGTATTCGTAATTAGTAACCCATTCCACTCGTTAAACTCACTCCCGAAAATAGTAGAGTATTGCGGGTTTGTAAAGCCCAACGTATGCGAAGGAATGTTAACAACATTCAACTGTACTTTTGTACTCGCATCGTTTATAAATGCAATAGGTTTACTTCCTAATATTTGCAACTGTCTGTAAAAAATATGCGCCTTTGGATTTGTTGGTTCAATGCTTTCATCAAACATTCCGCCGTACATAACATTTGTCAATACGCCTCCGTTTAAGTCTGGCAATCTTTCGTAAACAACCTGCTCAAATGGTAACTCAATTGAAAAACTTTCACCATCTAATAACTCCCCGTTTTCGTCTTCCAAAGTCATTTCTTCATTCCCGTATGCTACACCCGTGCTTATTAGAAATTGGCTGTTTAATAAAGTTGTTGGTTCTTGAAATTTAAAATTAATTTGATTTAAAAGTTTACCACGTTCAACATCGTAACTCGAAAAATCAACATAACGTGTTAAGTCAAACAAACTCCCTGAGGCGTAGTAATCATTTAAAGTGTTGATATATACGTTATCGTTATTATCTGCAATTACAACCAATTTAAACATTGAAAATAACCCTTTCATAAAGTCGATTACTTTCATTTTAGGAAGGTTTGCAGACGTGTTGAAAGTATCAATCAATGAGTTTGAACTTGCAAAAGATTGGCGGTCATAATCTCCAATCGAAGGGAGTGTTGCTCTTAGTAATATACTTGCATCATACGTTAAAGAGTTTGAAGTCGACACATAAAAGGTATATTCAAAAGGCGTAGCTACTCCTCCAACTAAAGGAATAGTTATAAAGTCAGACGTATAAACACCTCCTGAACATTCCAACTCCGCAACAGGGACACCAAAGTTTTTAACGATTACTTTATACGGTATATTGCTGTCTGTTGGCGTTACGGTTATTCTATAACGATAATTTAACGATGCTGTTTGTGTGTTTATCCATTTATCGGTTGTGGTGCTTAGCCCAAAATCGCTACCGTTACCACTCGTCCAATTTATTAATTGCTCTGTTGGTATTCCAAGTATTGAACTATCGGCGTTTAACCACATAAACAATTCGTTGAACTCAGTACGTCCAAAAAAATCACGTGTAAAAGTAACATCGTATTTACTTTCAATCGCTTCTATGATTTTTATTAATCGAATAGCGGGTTTTAAATCACTCCACAAAACACCAACATTAACACCACCACCCCATGCAATATTTGCTAAAGTTTCAGTATTCACATTATCAGAGGGAACGCTATTATAATAGTATTGTTTTTTAGCAAACATACTATAAATCAAACTACCCGAAAATAAAGAAGTGGTTAACCCCGTTTGCACGTTTGTAGAGTTATAAACGTGGTCGAACTCGCTTAAATCCAAACTGCTTAATTCATCTTCTTTAAATTTACTTTTTAAACTGAATAAATTACCTGTAAAATTAATAGTATAATTCGATGGTTTGTTTTGCTTTACATTTACCTTTTCTAATTTCCATTTACCATATTTAAACGGTATTCCATCGAGTTCAATACGTCCGCTAATTTTTACCCTTGCATCAAACCCATTATCAATGTCAGCATCGTAATAATGTTTAAAGATAGGGTTATTTATATCATTTGCTGGTACTGTAAAAGACTGTGTATAGTCAGTTGTATTCTTAGAAATATCATTGATATTAGCAACTGAACTATTCAGAGTTACGCTTTCATCTTTAAAGATTGAAAGTTTCTCATTTCCTATGTATAAATCTATTATCATATTGAATTAATCTCATTAAATGCATAATCAAATTCAATCTCATAATTAATTAAACGGTCTTTTTGACGTGTTTTATATTCTAAACTTTTGCCAGCCACGTTTAAAGGCGTGAATATTTCATTAGCATACATCCAAACTCTCTCACTTAATAGCAACTGTCTAAACGTTTCATTCATTGCTTCGCTTACAAACCCGCTATTTACTTTAAATTTGCTTTTACCTTGAATATTATATTTAATATATTGATGATTACCCGCTAAAGGTTGTCCTCTATCGCTTTCAAATTCCTCATTAGTAACGCTCAAGCTGTCATTTTTAGCTTTAAAAAAAGTCAATGTTTGCAAAGCACCCTCTTTATTTTGGAAAAATATATCAATTGGCGTGTATCTACATTCATTTGTGATTAGCAACGTGGTCGTAACACCGTTAAAAACGATTTCAATATACTCGTCTGTTGTAGCTTCTGAAACATTTACCCAAACATTCTGAACCATTTCGCCTGAAATTAAAGACGTAGGTTCTACGATGCTTTCGTTAATTTGGTTGTCGGGATATGATATAATAGTAATCGCCATTTTATGTAATTATTAATTCGTAAATGTTAGAATATACCAACTCATTGTTGACCGTATCATAAGTAAACAATTGAACATCATAAGTGCCAACTATTTCAGGAAGTTCAACAGAAAAGGGAGAAGCTCCAACTATTTCTAAACCTATCTCCCAAACGGTAGCGGGTTGCAATCTATAACGGTATAATATATCTGAGTGCGTTCCCGTGTCACTATACGTAACCGCATACATAGGTATCACATCCTCCTCAATCAATGTTATTTCTAAAGTAGCCAAAGGTGTAACTGTTTCTTGTATCATAATCGGTAATACGAAATAACCGCCTCTTTGTACTTTAAATTCTGTTCCTTGTAATAAAATGTTGTTTGTTGGTGTTTGTGGGTTTTCGCCTTCCATTCCATAACCGTAACCCTTAGTCATTAACTGAACGTTTACAAGTTGTGGTAATAAGTCAGAAGTCAAAGTAGTTGTATATCTCACTTGTGTCATTACCCATTGTTGGTTGTTCCCATTTACAAGTTCAGTAACTAAAGTATCGTAAGGTGTAAAGTCTATAAAATCATTTACCAACCTCGATATATTTATATTGCTTACTCCCGTTGATGCTGTTGGATTTGGTATTGTTTTCGAATAACTTGCTACTGTTGGCGGGGTTAGTTTAGAGCCATTCCAAACAAACACCTCCAAAAGATATTCCGTACAAGTAAGACCACTCAAAGGAGCAACGAAAGGAATTTCTATATAATGTGGGGATAAACTTTTTATCATTTCAAACTGTATTTTAGTAAATTTTCTACTTCTAAACTATATGCTTCAATCAATTCATCAGGCAATTTCTTAAATGCTAATTCAAAAGGGCGTGTAAAGAAGTTAGTTGTTTCAATTCCTTTATTCCAAATCGAATTTCGTATTAAAAAAGCGGTTTGTTTGTAACTCATAAACCTACCGTTACCCCTATCTTTAAACTGTATTCTCTTACGTTGTACCCAACCGTCAACACCTTTCGTTAGTCCTCCTTTTGCGCCCGTACCCGTGCCAAATTTAAACGGGCTATTTGGAGCTTTTCTTGAACTTGAAACTCCCTTAACACCCTTATCGATAAACTCACCGTAATCGGTCATTTTAAACGATAATTGAAAGCTACTCTTTGAAACGTTCAACTCATAACTAATCGAGTTGTATAAATTGCCTCTGTCCTTTTTACCCTTCTTTGTTAGATTGGTTCGGGATTGCTGAACAATGAATTTTCCAAAGTTGTCTAAATATGTTTTAGTTTCCTTCACAAAGCGATATCGTTGTATTTGGCATTTCTACTTCGAAAGTCAAAATCCAACCATCCAAAGTATTGCCTCTTACAAATGTTTGGATTTCTAAAGAAGGGTTTTCACTTGCTGTTATATTGTTTTGTTCAAAATCAGTAAACATTTTTAACCACATTCTATTTAGCACTGCCAACGTTTCGTTATGATTATCTACTTCATTGTCTTGCTCCCAAAACTTATCAGTTCTTATTTCTTTATTCACGTCACGAACATCAAAGCAACCTATTTGCATTCCGAACTTTAACGTTTGACCGTTTGTAAAACCAGCATCAGTTATATTGATATGCACCAAAGGAAATATATTTGCTTTGTCTAAATCCAATAACTCGAAGTCACCTTTTGTAACTGTATTTACCAAAGTATCGGTTTCAGCTAATTCTTTGATGTAGTATAAAAGTTGCGTGTATTGGTTCATTATAGCTGTATATTTTTATCGTTGTTTGCTTTCATTATTTGCGCCTTCAATTTCTGCTTGTCAATCTTATGTGCCAAATATAAATGTATTTCGTGTACATTTAATTTTAATACCTTTTTGTAATTAAGTATATTTCCTTTTGCTAATTCATCAATGGTTGCATACCATCCCCATTTTTCAAAGTAGTCACTTGCAACCCTTCCCTCACTTGTTCCGCCTCCGTAAATCTCTGGGTATAATTCAGTAATTCTGTTCGCAAATTCAGAAAAAAAAACAACGCACCATTAACAACATTCATAGGTGTCAACTTCATTATCTCCGCCCATTCCGAAGTTCCATTATAATCTACAATGTCATAATGTTTTAATACATTCTTATTTTTAATTGGTCTAAATAAAACCGCCATTAAATTATGCAATGTATCAACTCCAACCCCGTATTTTTGCAAATCAAAATATTCTGCACTTGTGATTTTGTCTAAGTTCGGAATAAAACCAAATTCAATATCGTCAATCGTAAACCTATTTACAAATTCAAAAGGCGTTTCAAGTGATTTGTCAATTTGCTGTAACATTTCCTCAATGTCTTTTTGGCTAATCGCACTATACTCGTTTGGCTTTATCCCTGTAAATATTTGTATTTTTCTTTGATTGATTTGGTACTCATCCAAACCTTCCCGATTAATTAAATCTGAATACTTTTGGAATTGCAACAAAGTAATATCTCCGCTATGTTCGGGTAATTTAATTCTCATATCTATATAACTAAAAAAGTTGATTTTTGCGACAAGGTTAACGTATAGAAATTCCAAAGCTACGCCCTAAATGATAAACGACATTATAACGTATTCCATCTATTGAGTGGTTGTAATTATCTAAATAAAGCTTACTTCCTTTGTCTAAGTAAACGTAGTTGTTTAATTCTTTTGCGATGTTGTGGCTGTTGGGTTCAACTATTATTTCATAGTCTTGCATTATACTAACTCCAAACTCAATCGGTGGTTTATCACATCTTACTATGTTGTTGCCTTTCGCCCTTAATTCATCTATTAAACGACCTTCTGCATTATCACCGATAATAAGTTTTCGTTGTGCAAATTGATTGTTTAGCGTGTAGATTTCGCTTGTGGTCGACTGTTTTATATAATAGCATTCTTTAACGTAAATCTTTTTATTCTTTTTATCAATTGCAACTTCTGTCAATGTTGTAGGGTCAATTGAGTAACCGAAATCTTGACCGTAAGAAGTCTGCAACCCATCAGGGTTAAATTCTCCAAACCTCCAATTAGTAAATACAACTCCTTCTGCTTTATCCAACCAACCACCTAATATAACGTGTTTGTATTTGGTTTCGTTTTGAGTTTTTATATTCTCAATTTGGTTTAAGAAACTTTTTGAAAGGTTGTCTTTATTATCTAAATAAGTAGTATGTATGTATGTAGTTTCTTCTACTGTGGTATTACTTCCCGCTTCAACTCCTTTACTTTCAAAGAAGCGATTATAAATAAAATGTTCTTTTGTAGCTGGGTTTAGAATTAAGATAACTCTATTTTGTTTTGTTTGATGTCTAATTGATAAATCAATCTTATCAAATATATCTTCATCAACTAACTCCTCCGCTTCATCCAAAACCCACGTTGTAACACCCGCTAAAGATTTAAGGTTTGCTGTTTGTGTTCCGCTACCTGTTTTTATTCCTTTGAATAATATTTTAGAACCTGTTGTTTTATTTACTATTTCATCTTTGGTAATATAAAAATCGTTATGCAATTTAGCTGTTTCAATCTTATCTATAAACTCTGGGATGATTGAAACGTGAGCGGAGGTTAAAGTATAACGTGTAAATAATATAATATGACCGCTTTCGTATGTAAGCAAAAGCAAAAAGAGGTTTACGGAATATGATTTACCCGAACCTCTACCGCCTGAAACGATATAATAACGGCTATCGCTTCCTAATGCTTTATATTTATTCTTTATTAGTATCAAACTTAAACAAGTCTTTTATATCGAAATTATTTAGGTTGTGTGTTGTTTCAACTGTTTCTTTTGGTTTACCAAATAAATGTTCACTTACAAATATTTGTCCTCTTTGACTTTCTAATAAAGTATGAACAAGTTTTTCTTTTGCTTCTATATCTGTATCAACTTTATAAAAAGTCTTTAAAGCGTTTGAAAAAATAGTATTTACCTTTTCTTCATCTGCTTTTGGCTTTCTGCCAGCTCCTTCTCTTTTACCTCCGTTTTCCATCTGAAAAAAAATTGATTATTCACAATTGATTTTATTATAATTATAATTGATATTACTTACAGGAATATAACCTGTTGGTATAGTATCACAACCTATCTCAATAGGTTCGCTAAATTGAAACACATAAGTACCGCCTCCACCTCCAACATAAGGCACGTATAAATAATGTTCTAATGTACAGTTACAAGTTTCTATTTGTGGTTCTTCTTCTGGTGTGCAAGTGCTTGACATTAATCCAAACGCCAAAGCAATTAATAGTAATTTAGTTTTCATTTTGATTTATGTATTTAATTAGTAATTCTTGTGTTGTTTGTTCTTCATCCTCATCGCTTTCACTTTCCCAATAACAAAAATCTTTATTTACATTGCAAAGTCTATAATGATTTTGTCCTAACCATTCAGCAAACAAAACCTCTTTAGCCTCCATAAGTTTCATATACTTTGTCTAATTTATCAATGATGTTTATCAAAGGTTTTGGAGAACAACTTGAACAAGGATACCATTTTTGTCTGTTGAATACACTTGCATACAAATCGCAAACATATTTAACTTGGTCTGCTGACATTCT